TGCTGGCCCTGATGTAGCTTACTACCTTGGGTCCAATCCAAAAGAGACAGATCGTATTTCCCGTCTTAGCCCGATCTTGCAAGCCAAAGAGATTGGACGCATTGAGGCTAAAATAGCCAACGATGTTCCGGTCAAACGTACTACGTCCGCGCCCGCACCTATTAGTCCAGTAACTGCAAGAACTTCAGGCAATCCTAGTTATGATACGACCGATCCCCGGTCGACCAAGACCATGACTACCTCGGAATGGATTGAAGCAGACCGGCAGCGGCAGATTAAGAAACGGCAAGCTCAGTATCGCTAACTCTTTTTAGGAATTACCATGTCAAATAGCATTCTTACGATTGACATGATCACTCGGAAGGCTCTCGAAATCCTCGAGAACAACCTTGTGATCACCCGTAACGTCAACCGCCAATACGATGACTCCTTCGCTGTTGAAGGTGCCAAAATTGGTTCGACTCTGCGTATTCGTCTGCCTGACCGCGCTCTGGTAACTGACGGTGCTGCCCTGCAAGTTCAGGATGACAACGAGCAGTTTACCACCTTGACGGTTTCGACCCAAAAGCACATCGGCGTGAACTTCACTTCTGCCGAATTGACCATGCAGTTGGACGACTTCGCAGAGCGCGTTCTCAAGCCGCGTATCTCGCAGTTGGCTTCCAGCATTGACGCTGACGTTGCAAATGCGTACAAGAACATCTACGCATCGGTTGGTACTCCCGGCACGACTCCAGCTTCGTCGTTGGTTCTGTTGCAAGCTCAACAGAAACTGAACGAAGCCGCTGCTGTCATGGACCCACGTTATGCAACGGTTAACCCCGCTGCCAACGCTGGTCTGGTCGAAGGCATGAAAGGTCTGTTCAACCCAACAGATACCATCAGCAAGCAGTTCAAGAACGGCATGATGGGAACTGGTGTTCTTGGGTTTGACGAGATCAATATGTCTCAGTCGATCAAGCAGCACACCACGGGTAACTTCCCTGCTTCCCCGATTGTTTCCTCAAGTGCTACGTTTGTTGAAGGTCAATCGACCCTCGCCATCACGTTCACCAGCGGAACCAAAACGGTCAAACAAGGTGACGTGTTTACCATCGCTGGTGTGTATGCCGTTAACCCACAGACCCGTGAGTCGACTGGTTCGCTTCAGCAGTTCGTTGTGACCGCTGACAACAGCGTGACCTCCGGTACTGCAATGACCTTGGCAATTTCTCCGGCGCTTTATACGTCGGCAAATGCTTTGGCAACCGTTGATTCGTTCCCTGCAACTAGCGCAGCCATCACGTTCCTTGGAACTGCATCAACCCAGTATCCACAGAACTTGGTCTACCACAAGGACGCAATCACGTTTGCTACGGCTGACTTGTTGCTGCCGCAGGGTGTTGATATGGCTGCTCGCGCAGTACATAACGGTATTTCGTTGCGTGTCGTGCGCCAGTACGATATCAATAACGACCGTCTGCCATGTCGTATTGACGTTCTGTATGGCTTCTCAACGATCCGTCCACAGATGGCTTGCCGCCTCTGGGGTTGAACCTCTTTTTAAGGAAATATCATGGCTCTCCCTAATGGCGCAGGTGGTTACCAAGTCGGTGACGGCAACCTGAATGAAGTTATTCTCGGCTACCAGGCCGCTCCTCAGTCTGTTACCGCTACAGCAACCCTGACCGCCGCTCAAGTCGCCTCTGGCGTCCTGTTGGTTGGTTCTGGTGCTACCGCTGCTCAGACGTACACGCTGCCCACCGGGGCGTCGCTAGACGCTCTAGTGACCAGCGCCAAAGTTAACAGCACGTTTGAACTCGTGTTGGTGAACTTGGGTACGTCGTCTGGCACAGCAACCTTGGCAGTTGGTACTGGCGTGTCTGATGGCGGCAATGCTCTTGTGGCAGTTGCTGTTACGGCTAGCGCCCGGTTCCTGTTTCGTCGCACCGGCGACTCGACTTACGTCGTTTACCGCGTCTAAGTCTAAGGGGGAGGGCCACAAGCTCTCCCCTTTTTTAAGGAATTACTATGTCTAATACGCAAGCAATTGGAGTCGCGTATTCCGATCCTGAGTTTACTACGGTGTACGCAAGCCAAGAGATTGGCTACAGCGCGGCTGCTCAAGGTACGGTTACGCAAGCAACAGACAAGTCAACAGCGGTAACGTTGAACAAGTCTGCTGGTCGCATCACAATGAACAACGCGGCTTTGGCTGGGTCTACTGCGGTTTCGTTTACGTTGAACAACAGCCTGATTTCCACCAATGATGTAATTACTGTGTGTATTTCTAGTGTTACCACTGGTAGTACCGCTGGGGCATATACCAGTTATGTTTCCAATATGTCCGCTGGTTCTGCTTCGATTACGTTGCGTAACTTGAGCGCGACTTCATACTCTGAAGCCGTTATCATCAATTTCGCAATCATTCACGGCGCAAGCTAACAGGCGGGGCTTCGGCCCCTCCTACTGAGGTTTACGATGGCAACATATTCCGCTGGTGATCAGATCAACCGCGCCCTGCGTTTGTTGGGTGTCCTAGCAGAAGGTGAAACGTCATCGGCATCGGTGATGCAAGACTCGCTGATGGCAATGAATCAAATGATTGATTCATGGAACACCGAGCGGTTGTCGGTGTTCTCTACCATAGATCAAATTGTTAATTGGCCTGTCGGTGCAATTAACGCTACGCTCGGTCCATCAGGATCTTTGGTGCGTCTAAACGGAACCGCCGTCCGTCCCATTTTGGTTGATGACGCGACGTATTTCCGCGACCCGCAGACCAACGTGTCCTACGGGATCAAGCTAATCAATCAGCAGCAATACGATGGCATTGCGGTCAAGACCGTAACGTCTACCTATCCACAGGTCATGTTCGTAAACATGACCTACCCCGACATTGACATCTACATCTACCCCAAGCCCACGCGCTTGTTGGAGTTCCACTTCATCAGCGTTGAGGAGTTGTCGCAACCAGCTACGTTAGCGACTACGCTGGCTTTCCCACCGGGATACCTGCGGGCGTTCACATATAACTTAGCGATGGAGATCGCGCCTGAGTTTGGCGTGGAACCATCAGAGCAGGTCAAGCGGATTGCCATGACCAGCAAGCGCAATCTGAAGCGCATCAACAATCCTGACGATGTGATGTCGATGCCTTACGCAATCGTTGCAACGCGCCAACGATTCAACGTCTACGCTGGTAACTACTAATGCAAACGCCGATTCTGGGATCGGCATATGTTGCTCGGAGCATCAATGCTGCCGACAACAGAATGGTCAATCTTTTTCCTGAGATTGTCCCCGAAGCTGGTAAGAACCCCGCGTTTTTGAATCGAGCGCCCGGGCTGCGTTTACTGACTACCGCCGGTCAAGGCCCCGTCCGAGGATTGTGGACGTATGGCAATATTGCTTATATTGTCAGCGGCGACACGCTCTACTCAATGGCCGGGTTTGGTACGCCGGTCGTTATTGGTACAGTTTCCGGTACAGGTCCGGTTAGCATGGTGGACAACGGTACGCAGTTGTTCATTGCTTGTGGTGGGCCAAGCTACATCTACAACAACAGCACGGGCGCGTTTGGGCCGATCACCGATCCAGATTTTCCCGGCGCGTTGACCGTTGGTTACCTTGACGGGTACTTTGTATTTATTGAACCAAACAGCCAGAAAGTCTGGGTAACAACGCTGCTGGATGGCACTTCAATTGAACCGCTGGATTTTGCTAGCGCCGAAGGTAGCCCGGATAATTTAGTTAGCATGATCGTTGACCACCGCGAGGCGTGGTTGTTTGGAACTAACTCGGTTGAAGTTTTCTACGACGCTGGCAACGCAGATTTCCCGCTACAACGCATCCAAGGCGCGTATAACGAGATTGGTTGCGCTGCAACATTCTCGGTTGCCAAACTAGACAACGGTCTGTTCTGGCTTGGTTCAGACGCTCGCGGTCAAGGTATTGTTTACCGCTCGCAAGGCTACTCAGGCCAGCGGATCAGCACCCACGCGATTGAGTACGCGATTGCTCAGTACGGCAACATTAGCGATGCGATTGCCTACACGTAC